CGACGCTCTTCCGATCTACAAAGGAATCGGTCTTGAAGACTACGTTTCTTTTGAAGCTGATTACGCGGGCAAGGGCTTTGACGATATTCGCGCAAAAGGCGCAATTCGTTTGCTTAACTCTGTAATGATTGGTGAAGAGCGTTTGCTGACTGGTGGTAACTCATCTATCGCACTCGGCACCACTCCAACTGCAACTGTTGTTGGTTCTGGCACTGGCGGTACTTTAGCGGCTCAAACACTTTCGGTGATTTGTGTTGCGTTAACACTTGAAGGCGCAAAAGCGTCAACTGTAGTGGGTGGCCTGCCATTATCTGCAACGCGCACCAATGCTGATGGCACAACTGATGCCGTTAACCAAGGCACTGCGATCAAGTCGGCCTCTGCAACTGCTGTGTTGACTGGTTCAACCTCTTCTGCAACTGCAACCGTTGCCGTTGTAAACAACGCAGTAGCTTACGCATGGTTCTGGGGTGTTGCTGGTTCTGAATTGTTGGGCGCAATCACTTCATTGAACACTGTCTTGATTACAGCAGCGGCAACAGGTACACAAAATGCGTCTGCTGGATTCACTGTTGATAAATCACGTAACAGCTTAGTGTTTGATGGTTTGATTACTCAAATTCTCACACCTTCAAGCGGTGCTTACGTTGCAACTCAAGCAACTGTTGCGGGCGTTGGTACTCCATTAACTTCTGATGGTGCTGGCGGTATCGTTGAGATCGAAACAGCGTTTGCAAACTTCTGGTCAAATGCTCGTGTTAGCCCTTCTGACATCGATGTAAGCGGTGCAACTTTGTTGGCGATGAATAAATTAATCATTGCAAACGATGGAGCTCCATTGATTCGCTACACCAATGACGTCATCCAAGGCGGTCAATTGCAAGCGGGCACAGTGGTTGCGTCTTACCTTAGCAAAATCACCAACACCACCGTAAAAATTAACGTCATGCCAGAAATGCCAGACGGTATGATTTTGTTTTACTCTCGCAAAATCGATTACCCAATGAACGGTATCGGCAATATTTTGCAGGTTAAAACTCGTCGTGATTACTACTCAACCGAGTGGCCATTGCGTACCCGTAAATATGAATTTGGTGTTTACGCTGACCAGTTGCTGCAAAACTATTTCCCGCCTGCTTTTGGTGTTATTCGTAACGCTAAGGTGTAATTAAATTAAGCCCGTGTAACAGCGGGCTTTTTTATCTTTTTGGAGAAAAGATCATGGCCAAATGGCAAAAATTAGACGCAAGCGGAATCAGTATTGGCGGCGAGTTTTATCCGTCTGATGAGCGAGGCGTTGTCGACATTCCTGATAATGTTGGCGGATTAGGTGAGTATGGTTTTACACGCTTCTTGCTTGATGATGTTGCGGGTATAGCTGCAAAAGCTAACGCAGCAAAATTAGCGGGCGAAGCAAGCCCGGTAGAAGTGGCAAAGGTTGCTGATGAATTACCTCAGCACAAAAAAAAGAAAGGCGCTAAGTAATGGCACTAACTTCGCTGGCCAACGTTAAGCAGTGGCTTGAAATTACTACAAGCACAAATGATGCACTTCTCACGCGCATTATTGATTCATGTTCTTCTTACATTGAATCGTGGCTGAATAGAAAAATCTTGCAGGCTTCATACACTGAAAACTATAACGGCTCAGGAAGCTCAGCGTTAACGCTTACAAATTACCCAATTATTTCATTGCAATCCGTCTCAATTGGCGGCGTTGCGCAAGCAATCGTTTCACAATCCGATTTCACAACGTCCGGCGTTAAGTTTTCAGGGCGTAGATTGATTGGGCAAAATATAAAATTCAGCAAAGGCGCGGGAAATATTATTATTTCCTACACTGCTGGATATGCAGCTGTGCCGAGCGATATAGAGCAGGCTTGCATTGAGCTGGTAGCGTTACGTTACAAAAATGGACGCGGTGAGCGATTAGGTGTTTCTAGCAAAGCATTAGCCTCTGAATCAGTCTCATTTTTCAGCGGCGACATGAGCGATTCAACACGCAATTTATTATTGCAATGGCGGAACGTTGCACGATGATTCGCGGCGAAGTTATAAATAATACGAAGCTTCCCGCTAAAGGCTCGTTTGATTCTGCGCTGCATAAAACAATCAGCAAACTAACTTATAAATTATTGGGCATGGTTAAAGCTGATTTTTTAAGCGGGCAATCGCTAAAAAGAAAATCAGGGCGACTAAGCCGATCAATAAACGCAAAGTTTGAGGACTCTGGCAATACTGGCGTTGTTGGAACAACTGTTTCTTATGCTGCGCAACATGAATATGGCTTGGCTGTAACTATTCCTGCGCACATGCGAATGATGAAACAAGCGTGGGGAAGGCCAGTAAAAAGCCCTCGATTGGTTGAAGTTAAATCGCACACAGTTAAATATCCTGAGCGTTCTTTTTTGCGCGCAGCTCTTAAAGATTTAGAGCCAGAAATTCAGCCAGCAATTCAAAAGGCTGTTAAGGATGCAATAAAAATATGACACGCGAACCGATTTATTCAGCGCTATTTGCAAAGCTTCAAAGTGTTGCAGGAATCATTACCTGTTCGCGCCGTTTGCAGCATTGGTCAAACTGCCCAGACGACCAGCAGCCAGCCATTTTTATGGCGCAAGGCGATCAAGTTGCCGACCATCAAGGCAAGGGCATACCCTACAAATGGGAATTAAATATTTCTGTTTACGTTTATGTTCGCGTAAATGAGGGCGCAGCACCCGCACCAGTTTTAAATCCAATACTCGATCAAATTGAATCAATTTTAAATGGCCCCGTTGGCATGGCGCAAACGTTAGGCGGTCTTTGTGATGTGTGTTACATCGATGGCGCAATTCAAACATTCGAAGGCACATTGGGTGAGCAAGAGGTCGCAATAATTCCAATAAAAATATTAGTTCGATAACTTGTTCCCCCTTGGCCGCTTTTTAGCGGTCTTTTTTTAACATTAATTTTCCCCTAAAGGTCGCCTTGTGCGGCCTTTTTTTTTAACTCAAAAAAGAGGCTTCACTATGTTTTTATTCGGCTCAGGCGTTCTATACGGCATACCCACAACTGATGCAAACGGCAATGCAATCACCAACCCAACGCCGATTAAATTCGGCACATTGCAAAACGTTTCATTAGATATTTCTTTTGAAAATAAAACACTTTACGGGCAAAACCAATTCCCTGTTGCGGTAGGTCGCGGCAAAGGAAAGATTGCAGGTAAAGCGCAATTTGCAGGTTTGAACGGTGCAACATTAAATAGTTTGTTCTTCGGGCAAACGATGGCCACCGGCATTGTCGGCATTGTAAATGATGCAACGGGTACCGCCGTACCAACTACGCCTTTCACCATTACGCCGACTGTTCCAAGTTCTGGCACATGGTCGCTTGATCTTGGTGTTGTTAACGCAAGCGGTCGTGTAATGACTCGCGTTGCCTCTGCGCCAACCTCCGGCCAATACTCTGTTGCTGCAGGTGTTTACACCTTCGCCGCTGCTGACACTGGCATCGTGATGTTCATTAACTATGAATACACAGCAGTATCAACAAGCGCGCAAAAATCCACAGTAAACAACTTGCTAATGGGTTATGCACCTTCATTCCGCTGCGAATTATCCACGCCTTACGCTGGCCAGCAAATGACAGTAACTCTTTACAACTGCATTAGCTCAAAGCTTACCTTCTCAACAAAACAGGACGATTTTATGGTTCCTGAATTTGATTTCGATGTGTTTGCGAATGGCTCTAACCAAGTCATGACTTACGCATTAAGCGAATAATTATAAAAAAATTAAAAAGAAAGTTAAGGCGGGCTTCGGCTCGCTTTTTTTATAAAAAAAATATTATTTTGGGGAAATTCATGTCAGTAAAAATAAAAGGCGTAACGATTGATTTAAGTGGCGTTGAGTATGTTGTGCCGCCATTAAATCTTGCATCACTTCAAAACCTTCAAGACAAGCTCTCAGGCTTTACCGGTGGCGCAGATTTAAAAAGCGTTGGCATTGTTGCTGATTGTGCTCTTGCCGCATTAAAAAGAAATTATCCAGAAATCACCCGCGAAGAATTGTTAGAGGTTATTGACCTTGGAAACATGCTTGAGCTTATGAACGCAATCATGGGTGTGTCTGGGCTGCAATCAGCGGGGGAAGCGAAGGGGACGGCGAACCAATAAATTGGCCAGATTTGTTTTCTCATTTGGTGATGTGTACCGGTTGGACATTTGACCAAGTGGGGGAACAGTTCGACCTCCCCCGATTAAAAGCGATGCAATCGTATTGGGAAGGAAATCCACCGACTCACATCATGATTGCCCGTTACTTAGGCATCAAACCCAAAGAAGCACCCAAGCCAGATAACGATGGCCTAGAGGCAGCGCTCGCCGCATTTACACAAGGTTAAAAAAATGTCAGACAACGAAACAAAAGTAAAAATCACGGGTGATGCCAGTGGTGCAGAAGCTGCGATGGCGAAAGCTGCCGTGGCTGTATCATCGGGCGCAACAACGATGAAAGAAAGCTTTAATGCGTTGACTGGTATTTTTGACACACTTCAATCAAAAATGATTCTGGTTGCTGGCGTTCTTGCGGGCGGTAAAGCGTTCAAAGAATCAATCGACAAAGTAGTTGATTTGACAAAGGAAGCAACGCAACTTTCAAACGCGCTTGGCATTTCTGCTAATGAAGCCAATGTTTTAAATACCGCTTTGGGGAATGTGTTTTTAGATAAAGACACCTACATCGATGCAACAAAGCAAATTACAAAACAGCTAAACAGTAACGCAACATCATTCCAGCAAATGGGCATTGCTACAAAAGATGCGCAAGGCAAGCTTTTGCCAATGGAAGCAATTATTGCGAACACGGCGAACAGCTTGCAGCAATATAAAGCGGGTGTTGATCGCAATGTAATGGCGAACCAGTTGTTAGGGCGTAGCTATGATGACGTTTTAAAACTCGCAAAACTTACGCCTGAAGTAATGAAAGACGCTGCGCAAGAAGTGCAGGACTATCACAAACAGCTTGACCCTTCTGTTGTGCTGAAATATCGGCAAGCAATGGAAAATGTCGGCGATGTTTTGGAGGGGTTACAAGTTGCGCTTGGTAAAGCTGTTATTCCCGTTTTTACATCTCTTGGCGAATGGTTTTCTAGTGTTGGTCCAAGCGTTGTTAATACTTTTATTGCTGTGCTTGATTCTGCTGCTGTTGTTTTTGGGATCATTGCGGACGTTGTAAAATCCTTATGGGAAACGTGCAGCGATGTTTTTGAGAAAATATCCGAAGGCGTAACCATGGCTTTTGGTGAAAGCAGCATTTCAAAAACTGAATTTTTCGGCAATTGCTTAAAAGTTGTCGAGCTTGCATTTTTAGCGCTTGGTTTTGGCATTGAGGGCTTTGTTGAGGCCGTAAAAACTTATCTTGATGTTGCGTCTACTTATATTTTTGCATTTGCTAATGCAGCAACACATGCGTTAAGCGGTGATTTTTCGGGCGCGAAAAAAGCGTGGGATTATGGCTTAGGCCAGATCGATTCGGTTATAGAAAAGCACGCTGACAACATGATTAAGCTGCAAGAAAAATACGCAGGCAAAGCAAACGAAATAATTATGCCGACCTTGAAAGAGGGTGCGCCAACGGATAAACAACCAAGCGGCGGAAGCAAAGAATCTTTCACGATTGACAAGAAAAAGGAAGGCGGCTCAGAAAAAACCCGAACAGGTGAGTGGGCAAATGAAATTGCCAATCAAAGAGAGACTTACGAAATAACAAACAACTTGCGCAAGATGGATTTGCAAGAAGAGATTAATTATTGGCAACAAAAACTAGCCTTAACCAATGGCAGCGGTAAGGAATATCAAGAGGTATTAAAAAAACTCAATGATGCAAAGCTGAAACAACTTGAAGACTCTTCAAAGCACTCAGCAGCACTCGCAGCCGTTGAAATAGATCGAATGAAGGCCGCAAGTAACGCTCAGCTTGCGATTGATGAAGATAATGCAAAAGCGCAGCTAGATTTAGGCCAAATAAATAACGATCAATATTTGGCGCTTGAGGAAGGTTTTGAGCAGCGCCGCTATGACATTGCAAAAGTGGCAATGCAGCAACGCATGGAGCTTGCATCAAAAGACCCGAATCAAAGCCCAGAAGAAAGAGCGCAAATTCTCGCGCAAATGGAAGCGCTTGAAGCTGACCACGCAAGACGAGTTAATCAAATAAATATTGAAAAAACTAAAGAGTCGGGGAAATTATTTTCTGATTTAAGCGATTCGATGAGCGGCCTTTGGGATAAAGGCATTGAATCAATGATGAACGGCACCTTCAAATGGTCGAATGCTTACAAAGCTGTTTTGGCGGAAGTCGGCAAGGTGTTTGTAAAGTTTGCGGCAGAAAAAGCAAAGGCGTGGTTGCAAACAGAAGTTTTACAAACTGCTTACACAAAAATTCAAACTGTTATTCGTTCTGTTTTAACTAAGGCCGGATTGATAACAGACACAACCGCAACCACAGCAGCGGCAGGCGTAAAAATTGGCGCTGAGGCAGCGGCGGCGGGTGCGGGTGCGGCAGCTTCTCAGGCTGCAATTCCTGTAATTGGCCCAGGCTTAGCTTTAGCGGCGATGGCGGCAACAATGGCGGCGGTTATAGGGCTAAAAGGCTCTATTAAATCAGCGCGAAATGGTTACGACATTCCTGCTGGTATCAACCCAATGGTGCAGTTGCACGAGTCTGAAATGGTTTTGCCCAAAGCCCAAGCTGATGCGGTTCGCGGTATGGCTGAGGGTGGTGGCGGCATGGGTGGCGGAATAACAATTAACGTGCACGCAATTGACGCGGCTGGTGTTAAAAAGTTTTTAATGGATAACTCTTATCATGTAGCCGAAGCCGTCAAAAAACAATTTAGAAATGGCGGGAGTGTACCCGCATGAGTAATCAATTGTTTCCTACTTTTTCCGGCCAGTCTTGGCCAGTAAAGCGCACTCCGCGATTCAATACAAAAGTTAAATCAGCCATAAGCGGCAGAGAATCGCGCGCTGCATTTATGGCTTATCCGCTTTACGACATTGAATTAACATTTGAATATTTAAGCCTTACGGATTATCAAACCCTTGGCGGATTTTTTAAATCACGCAAAGGAAAATTTGATTCGTTTTTATTTACTGATGCTGATGAAAATTCAGTGACGGCGCAATTTTGTGGTGCGGGTGACGGCTCAAACAAAGTGTTCCAGCTTGTGAGAACCACGGGCGGATTTACTGAGCCATGCGAAAATATTAACGGATCGCCAAGCATTTATTTAAACGGTGTCCTGCAGGCAAGCGGCTACACGATTGGATCAACAGGCGTTCTCACTTTTACGGCCGCGCCTGCGGGTGGCGTAGCAATAACGTGGACGGGTTCATATTATTGGCGCGTTCGATTCAATCAAGACACCGCCGAATTTGTGCAAAACATGAAAACGTTTTTCGACATGAAAAAGCTGTCTTTCGTTGGGGCTACAGGTAACAAAGTATGAAGTCTGCAAGCGCCGGAATGGATACATTATTGACGAGCGGAAATCCTTTTTTCTTAGCCGACCTATACACAATCACGTTGTTGGGTGGTGCTGTTTTACGTTACACAGACGCGGACGTTTCATTAACCGTTTCAGGTGTTACGTTTTTAAATAATGGCCCCGTATTAACTCGCACAAAAACACGCTTAACACTTGGCTTGGAAACGTCAACGATGACGGTCACTATGTCGGCTGATGATTCAGTCCTTTTGCTTGGTATTCCGTGGATTCAAGCGGTAAGACAAGGAAAACTTGACGGTGCAAAAATTCGTGTTGATCGATTGATCGCGCCTGATTGGACTGATACAAGCGCGGGAAGCATTTGTATGTTTGAGGGTGAAGTGAGAGACGCAAGCGCAACACGATTGAGCGCGGTGGTAACCGTTGCGTCAATTTCTTATAAGTTCGACATGATGCTGCCGAAAAATACTTATGCGCCCTCATGTGTTCGCACACTTTATGACGGGGGCTGTACTGCCGTTAGAGCGTCATTTTCTGCAAGCGGAACCGTTACCAGCGGAAGCACAAACAGCATCATAAATAGCGCGCTTGGCAATGCCGTGGATTATTTTGCATTGGGCACAATCACGTTCACAAGTGGCGCAAACAACGGAATCACTCGAACTGTTCGCGGGTTCACTGGCGGTATTTTCGATTTGTCTTTGCCATTACCCGTACAACCTTCAATTGGCGA